TTATTTGAGCATTGTCTAATCTTAATGCCTCTACTTTAGCTTGGTAATCTTCGTGATGGGGTTTAACCTTTTCGTAGATTTTGTAGAGTTTTTTAGCCGTTTTTGTTTCTTGACCAACTACTTGATTTAAGTTGTAGATTAATTGGTTGAGTTGTTGATACTTCATAATGTTTGATTTTTTTACAAATATAGTTAATTGTTATAGGTTTGGTTGTAGTAATCTTCTGCTCCTTCTACAAACTTTATTGTAGTCTTACCCATATCATAAGCATTGATTATCTGCTCTTTTTCTAATCTTTTTGCTTCTTCTAATAAATCTTGTGGTATAAAAACTTTACCTTCTGCCCATTTATTAAATTCTGCTTGTAGCCATTCAACTGATGTTTGATTCATAATATTGGTTTTACCAAAATTAGTTCATTTCGGTTACTTCAGCAACTACTTCAGGCACAGGCGGAACATAATCCCCTATGATTGTAAGGTTAAGTTGGTCAGTAGATGCAGCCCAATCCCAAGCATACTCATCATCATTACCCCAAGCAGCGTAAGCATCACCACTCATTGTTAAGTTACCTTGTGCTACATTAGCTAAATCACTATCTAATAAAGAATAGTAAAACGATGCAGATGAACCTAGCACCCCACCGATTACATAAAGATTAAAGATTGTTGCCGTTACTGATTTTCCGTTTATCCAACTTTGGATAGGAGAAATTTGTTTCATATTTTATATTTTAGAATTGACTTAAAAAAACATCTTTGCTTGTCATCATTAATGCGGTTTGAACACCTGATGCGGTGGTGTGGTCGGTTATGTATTGTGAAGTACATAATCTTGTATTATCCCCTGTTGGTATTGTTACATCAACTGTATATAAGCCTGTAACACCTGCACCATCTCTTAATGCTGCTCCTGATATTAATTCATTACCTGCCGTTCCATTCCAAGTACTTGCCATATTAATTCATTTTAGCTTTTAGTTCTTTAATCTCTTGTTGAAGTTGGGATATTAAAATTGTATGCACATCTAAATATTTTACCGCAGTTACATCCTTATCCGTAAGTTCAGGCATTAATGAGTGTATTTGCTCTGCTGAATAACCATATCTAATATCTTTACTTTCATCACTTTTTCTTGTGTATTTTATTACATCAATGTCTAATGCAAGTAATGGGTTAGTAGCTATAATGTCTTTACCCTTAATTGAAGAACTTTCAAAAAAGCCTGTTGCATAAATAGTGCCATTTACTTGTAATAATCCTGTCGCATTAGTAGTAGTTCCTATTAATACATTGCCTCCTCCACTTTGCAGTGTCATATAGCCACCATTACTGCCTATGTTTGCGTTTGTTGCAATAGTAGTATTCCCCGCAATATATAATGTTCCTATTTGTGTTGGATTGCCTATTGAAGCATTACCATTAGAATGTATAACAAAATTGCCACCCCCCGCAGTTACACTACTAGAGAATGTAGCACTTGTTCCATTTAATGCGGAAGTAAAAGTTTTTGCACCTGTGATTGTTTGAGCAGTTATTAATGTTACATATCCACTTACATCGGGTATATCACTTGTTAAAGCAACAGTGCCGTTCGCATTAGGGAAAGTGTAATTATAAGGTAAAGTGCCATTAAAATAAAAACCAATAGAATATGTATCAAAATCAATATTTATTCCCTTGTTGCCTGAAAAAGATAAAGCAGAAAGTCCAACATATCCTGCTAAACTTGATGAAACATTATTTTTTAATATAAGAGCACCATCAAACTTTGAATTGTTAGAAAATGTTTTTACCCCTGCTATTGTTTGATTGCCTGTTAAAGCTACATAAGTTGAAGCCGCAGCACTTGTTGTTAAGTAAGTTGAGTTATCATAGCTTATTGTCGTTCCTACTATCTTAACAAAGCCTGTGCCGTTTAAAGCAATTTGTAAAGCACTTGTAGCTACACCGCTATCAGTTAGAATGTTGTTTGTTATATTAGCTATTGCCATATTAGAAAGGATTTGGTAAGACTACTGTCTTTGGGTTAATTATATTGTCTAATTGAACTGCTAATTCTGCATCTAAAGCTACTACATCTGTTCCTTCATTTAACCAACCACATACTATGTCATAAGTTAAATCCTCATAAGGAATGAATCCCTCACTTGGTGGAGTTAAACCTAAACATACAGGTATTTGAGTTGAAGTAGTATCATCGCTAATTTGTCTGTAAGCGTTTACTTGGATTACTACATCAGTCATATTATCTATTGCTTTTGCAGTTACCATTGAATCTTGTGGGATTACCCATTGAAAAGTTGCCATATTATTTTTTTTAAATTACTGTTATTGTTCTCCAAACTGTACCATCGTAAAGTTTTAAAGCACTTATTGTTGAGTTATAGTAAATATCTCCTGCCTCTGCACCTGATGGGTCAGAAGCTAATGGAACGAATCGCATTTGACCTGTAGACTTTACTCTTGTTCTTTCTACTCCATTTGTATAATTAGTAATATAACCTGTTCCTACTGCTGCTATATTTAATTCATATCCTGTACCTGTACTTGTTGTTGCACCTGTTCTATTTATTGTATTAAATGCAGCTACTGTACTATCAGAGTTTTTAAACACAACACTATAATGAGTAGAGTTTGCACCAACTGCATTTGTTCTTGTTAAGTTAATACCACCTGCTGCATTTACATTAAAATTAGCTGCCCAATTCGTTCCATAAACTTGTAATCTGCTAATAGTATCATCTGTTGTAGCACCAATAAATGTATTACCTGCTAAATAATTAGCAGCCGTTCCTGCCATATATATATTCCATCTGTTAGTGCCACTTGCTATGTTTCCGTAAAATCCGTAGTTGTTTGTAGCACCTGTTAATGATGAACTTGCAATAAATCCATATTGGTTAGTAACAGTTGAACCTACTCCTATTATACCTTGAGATGATACAAAATGAGTGTATTCGCTTAAGGTAAATGCAGAAGCAGCCGTATTTAAAGTATTTTGAATGCCAATTGCTGTAACAGTTACATCCGATTGTACTGTACCTTGTTGTCTTATTGAATAAGAAGTTGTACCACCAGTAATTGCTTTTTCTATTCTTAGGTTAACTCCTGTCAAACTTGTACTACCTATCCCCAATGAACCTGCCATATAATTGTTAGCAGTACCATCCATATAAAGATTCCAACGATTAGTTCCTGATGGAATAGAACCTCTAAATCCATAGTTGTTTGTAGCTCCAATAAGAGTAGCTGATGCATTATATCCTATTTGTGTAGTTATGGCAGAACCTGAACCTATTGTTGATTGTTCTGTTCCATAATGAATATAAGTACCTAATGTAAAAGCTGCAGCTTGTGTTGTAGCTGAATTATAAAATCCATATGCACTTGAAGTAACACCACTTTGAACTACTCCACCTTGAATAATCCCTATTGAAGTAGTAGAACCTGTTATTGTTTTGCTAACATTTAAACTTGAGTTAGTTAAACTTGTACTACCTATCCCCAATGAACCTGCCATATAGTTGTTAGCAGTGCCAGATGCATATAAATTCCATCTACCAGTTCCACTTGGTATTCCAAGAAATACACCATAGTTATTTGTTGCTCCGACTAATGTTGAATTTACAAATAAACCAAATTGGTTTGTTATAGCACTTCCTGCACCAATTGAACCTTGTTGCATATAGAAGTGATAATAGTTATTTAAAGTAAACGCAGCAGCCGCAGTTGCTTGTCCACTTAAATAAGCTATTGCACTTGTAGTTACATCACTTTGTATAGTTCCTTCAGAAGAAATACCATACATTGTTGTTGCTCCAGTTAAAGATTTAGCAACTCTTAAAGAATATGTAGATAAACCAGTAGAACCTATCCCTAATGAACCACTTGAAATTGTAGTATTTGAACCTAAAGTAATCAAAGAACCACTATCTGTAATATTACTATTCCCTATTGTAGAAGCAGCAGTAAATTTAGGTAAGGTGTTTGTTGTACCTGTTCCTGTTATTGGGTTAGTTAAAGTAGAAACACTACCATCAGCCATTAAGTATTGACTTGATGTGCCACCACTCTTTACTAAAGTAGTTGCGTTTAATGTACCTATTATCGTTGCTGCGTTTCCGCTTCCACTTGTCTTGTTTATGTATAATCCTTCGCCATTACCACCTTTAGTAATATTCAAAGCAATCCCTGCACCGCTTGAATGATTGATAGCAAATGTATCACTACCACCATTTGATGTAAAAGAACCTGTTGCTCCTGTAATAACATCAGCAGTCAAATTAAAAGTACCCAAATCAACATTTGCAGTTGCACCTGTGTAGGGAACATAGCCTGTTAAAATAGGAAAGGTTGTCAAGTTTCCTGCTCCGTTTACATATTGTAAATTAGTGCCGTTGAATCCTATGTTAATCGTTCCGCTTGTAGTAATTGGTGAGCCTGTGATATTTAAACTATCTCCGCTTTCGGTAACCGCAACACTTGTAACTGTTCCTGTTGCACCTGAAGCCCTTTGCCAAATACTTCCAGAATATATAGCTTGGTCTCCGTTGAAAAATGTAATCGGACCTGCTCCAAAATTAAACGCAGTTCCCCCTACTGCTGCACCTTCAACTAAATATACATCCCCCTGATTTCCTGTGCCATTTACAAGCGTAGGGGTATTTGTAGAAACATTCCAAGTACCTTTATACTCCATAACCGAGTTAGGTAATTGACTTACTAATATTTTACCATTTACATCAAGTCTTGGTACACCATTAGCAACATCAAATCCTAATGAAGTCAATACTCCACTTGTTCCAATAATTACATCTTGTAAATTCCTCACTTTCGCACCTGCTGAAACAACTATTTGATTTGCCATCTTATATTAATTTATAACTAAATTATTGAAATAATGCCCTAATAAACTCACCACTTTCTAATACCCTTCCAAATGTTAATACACCTGTCGTACTATTCCACTTCACTTGCTCATCCACAGGTGTTCCTGTCGTTAAAATATCCTGAACATCAATACCACCACGAGAAACATAAAGACAAGATTTTCCTATCATATCGCCATAAGTGATTGTAGTTTCTCCACCTGCTGCAACAGTTCCCTTTGTGTAAACTGCACCTCCAGCAACAATTACAACCCCTTCAGGATTGATTTCCGTTCCTGTTGTAGCATAAGCACCTGTACCCTGTAACGATACACTATACGTTGCTATGTCCTTATAAGGTGCGTTAATTTGTAAACTTGTTAAATTGCAATCCCCACTAATAACTACTAAACCATCAACTCCGTTGTCAATAACAAACTTTACTAAAATTGTAGTTCTATCTTGTTGTTGCTCAAGTAAGAATAAATATCCATAACCATCCAAAGTTATAAGACCATCACAAGTTACACTCCAAGTTGCAGTATCATTCTTGTATTCTCTATACCAAGCACTCGTTTGGCTTGTTACTTCTTTTTGGTCAACATTTACACTAAATGTGCAATTTGTTGAACACGAAAAAGCAATATCCCTACCTGCTGGATAAGCACCTGAAGGTGGTTCAAAGTAGTATAAAATTATATTGTTGCCCTGTACTTTATCTGCCATATTACAAAGTTAATTAATTAAAAGGTACTCCGTTTACTGTGAATATTGTTTCTATTGTGCTACTTATTTCAACATTAGAAATATCTAATAAAGTAGCTTGAGTTTCACATCCTACTATGTCAATAGTCATATTGCCTGTCATATATCTATTATCTTCAATGTTTATTTGTGCTGGGTCAGTATCTAATATTTGTAATAACTTATTAGCAGCAAAATTGCCGTTAGTTGTTTCTATTCCAAATAGATTACAATCTACATTTATTAAGTTCCTTCTATAATTGTTTATGTATTCCTTCATTATAGTTTGGCTTAAACCATCAGTAGGGGTTGTATATGGTCCGTAACGATACCAACCTGTTGCAGATACAAAGTTACCTGACACTAATTGTTGGATAGTTCCATAAGCCATATTTGCTTGAACTCTATTAACACCATCTCCTTGATATATTGGATAACCTAATGGCAAATCCATTTCTAATTGATATTGGTTATTTGCATCAACTATTGAAGTAGATGTAATCAATGATAAAGGAGAATTAAATGTCAATCCAAATGCACCAACTTTAGCATAGGTAGCACAATCAAATATATCCCTTGTAAGCATATATAATATTGACAAACTTCCATTTATAGGAATTGGTGGCGTTGTTATTGTAACTGTATTTATTTTATCTTCCTCTACTAATGGAACTTTATAGTAATTGTCAAAAGGTGCTATTGAAGCATCTTGCCAAATGCCATCTATATTGATATAATAAGATGGAGCACCACTACCTAATCCTGTTACTTGTATTTGTATTTGTCCTCTTACTTTGTCAACAGGTTGAGCATAAAATGTTTGAGTATAAGTTAAGGTGTCATTAGCCGTTACATATCCTTCAGGATTAGTATTAACTTCACTAAATGCAGTAAATCCAACACCATTAGCACCTAATATAATATAAAACCAATCACTTGCTTCGTATGGTTTATTAACTATTGTAATACTTCCTCCAGCACCTTGTGTAAATGAATTCCATAATGTAGGAAATCCACTTGTTAAACTCTTTAGGTTTGGATTTGAAATATAGTTAGGTGCGTAACTAATATCGTATCTATAATTGAAATTATTATAACCTTTCTTAAATAGCTTCATTTGGCTATTATTAGTAAAGTATAAACCGCTTACATTTCCTGTGTATGGTTGTATTTCGCTTAATGTATTGAATGTTCCTGAAGTAACTAAAGCACCTGCTGGTGTATATTCCGTAAAGTATGTAAAAGCAAAATAAGGAGCAGCAGCAAATTCATTAACCGCTACAATATACCACTTGCCATTGGATTGATACAATTTGCAACCGAATGACTTTAATATTTTAGTCAAAACAACCAAACAAGTTTCGTATGTTTCATCATCATTTTGGAAGTAAACAGGTCGTAAATAGCTTTGATTAAATGGCTCGTATTGGCTACCATCACCCCTGTTTGACATACCAGCTGCATAATAAGAACAAGCAGTAATTAAATTCAATCCTACTGGGAATCCTATTTTAGCCAAACAAGAATATAAAAAATAAAGTGTGCTTTGTGGGCTTAATTTTGTGTTACCTGCCACATTAGTTTCAACATAAGTAAATGGAATATAATCTAACATTCCAAGCCCATCAATAGCATTAAAAGCTAATTCTTTTCTACCTGTGGTAAATGAGTATTGTACCAAATCACTTAAAACCCATCCTTGCCAATAAATAGCACCATCTATAAATAACTTAACTAAATATTTTCTATCGTTCAATGTTGTAAAGTCAGGCATATTATCATCATCATCCGTTACATCAATACTAACATTTAACTGACTTGCATAAATAGGTTCGTAAATATCATCACTTCTTGGGATGTATTGCAACTGAATTGCAGTTGCAGGATATTCAATTACCGCAGCAACTACTTCATCAATATACAGTTCTACAACCGCAACTTCATTATTTTTGGTT